GCCATCGGTCATGGTCTTGATTTTTGTCGTCACATCGGCAGACCCGATCTTGCCGTCCTCGACTTGGTTGAGCAGCGTGGTCAGCTGGATGCGACCCTCGGCCTCAAAGTGGCTGGCCAGCTCAAGGCTGCGCGCTTTGCGCAGGGCCATATCAAACACGTTTGTTGATCCGCCCATCTGAATGGCAGTTGTGTCCCCGCGCTTTGCGGCCTGCAGCTGCTCGTCGGTGATGGCGTTCTCGGCGGCGTACTGGGCACCAGCGCGCTCCATGAACTTGGCCGACTCGCCAAACAAATTGGAACTCATGCGGTCAAGGATCTGCGACAGCGTGTTGGCTTCTTGGGCCTGCGCGCGAAACCCAACAGGGTCAACCTGCTGCATTTGCACCATTGGCAGCTGCGCGCCAGGAACGCTTGCGACCTGAACGCGACCGGATTCAATTTGAGGTAGTGTTGCCATGGTCACCACTTAAAGGTTTTTGCGAAATCTGTGATGCCTTCTGTCAGCTTGGCATTGGCAAGCAAGCCAGCAGTTCTGACAGACGAATCGGCTGCGACGTTGTATTGCTGCGCCTGCATTCTCGCAGATGTGCGTGTCAATTCAGCTTGAATTTCGCCGTTGGTCATCATTGCCGTGGCATCTTCAAACCCAAGCACACGCGCCATCAAGGCGTTGTAGTCAGTGACGCCGACATCTTTGAATGTGTTGCGGGTGTTTGCGTCTTGCACAAACGCAGCAGACCCCTCGTTGTATGCCACGCCGTTGGCAGCGGCACGCGCGCGCGCGGCAGCGTTGGTCTTCTCCAAGTTGCGGATCAGCGCGTTGCCTGCCATCTTGTAATTTAGGCTCTCCATCTGAGCGCGCTGCAAAGTGCGGCCAGCCTGAATCGCAGAATATCGCTCTTCCTGATCGGCTCGCACGTTGGCAATGGCCAGCGTGTTGATGGCGTTCAGCATGTACCCAGTCTGCTGGTTGATGCCAGCAGCCTCTGTGGCCATGCTTGAGCCAATGCTGGTCAGAAGTCCAGCAGTCGCCCCGATGTTTCCAAGTTGTTGGTCAGTCAATGCCATTAAGTTCCCCCAGACACAGCGACCTTGTACTCAAGGCCGAGCAGCGTCATTTTTAGCGGCAGGCTTTGGCTGATCTCAATGGCCTGCTCGCGGCTGTAACCCAGCACGCCGTTGACGCGTTTGATGCCGGTGAACACCGGCTCGGCTTCGTCAAGCAGCGGGTTGTCAAAACTGCGGAACGGCACAGGGTTGCTGTTCAGTTCCATGTGCTGTGTGTCTTCCACGATTGCGTTGATCTCGACAATGCGCTTCTTAAAACCAACCCGAGTGCCGGTTTGCAGTTTGATCTCGACAGGCATTGTCTTGGCATAAACCGTGAAAGGCAAGCCGACTTCATACGATGTGGTGCTGGCGCGATCAAACGTCACAGAGCCGCCACCACTGACAGTCTCATTTGACTGCGGCACGCCGTCGGTGATTACGTTCAGAGCCTTGCCAATGTGCGGCAAGCCAGTCGCAGTGGACGCGGCAGCCCCAGTGAACGCGCAGTCCGTAAACAGCGAGTCTTGGAACCGCTCCACAAAATACTTGTCGGTGCTGTTGAATGTCCGCTTGGTCACCACGTAGATGTCAGTGACGTCCACGTTGCAGTCCAAGAACCGACCGTCGGTGATGAACTCGGACGGGGCTGTGATCTGCTGGCTGCGCATCACACTGAATGCGGCCAGCGAGCCGTCTGCGGTGTTTACAGACAGCAACAAGTCGCCCTCGTCGGTGCTGGTCGCCCGGCGCAAAGACAGCCGTGTTGGCGTTTTCAGCAAGTGGCCAGACAACAGCGAGATGCGCTGCGTCACATAGGTCGCCTGCGTGTCGCTGTAGAGGAACTCGTTGATCGCTTTGCCTTGGCGCTGAATGTACACAGAGCCGGACTCAATCGACTGCACTCGGGTGCCAGGCTTGATGCCATTGCGCGAGACAGCCTTGAACGCCACAGTTGTCGGGGTGATCGGCTCGGTGCCAGCCTGCGGCACGTAGAACTCTGCGCCGGTGGTGAACACTTGCAGGTCTCGGCCACTGATCATGTCCACAATGACGTTCAGCTGGTTGGTCTCAAGCGTGGCCTCAATGGCGTCGTCGTCCAAAGACTCTGTCGGCTGGAAGTCAAAGAACTGTCCGATCTTGGACGCCCACACAGTGGCAGGGCGCGACTTGCTGCCACCAAAATACAGGCGGCCTTCATGGAATGTCACCGTGCGTGGCCAGCCCTTGCCAGAACTCCACACATCCTCGTAGCCCGACTCAATTTCCCAGTTGCCTTGGGCAATGTTGCTGGTGTTGAAAAACGGGTACTCAGTCACAGCCTCGACGCTTGTGTTGGTCAAATAACGCACAATCCGAGCGCGCCCCTGCGGCACCGCGTTGATGTACTGATTGACGCTGCCGGTCGTGAAGATGCTGTTTTGCGCGGTCAGCGTGATGTTGCCAGACACCGCGCTTGGGGTCAGGTGGCCAGCAGTCGGTGTGGTTGTTGTGATTGTGAACGCGTGCTTTGGGATGCTGTCAAATGTGATTGTCGTTGCAGTCCACGTTGCATCAGTTGAACCGCGCACAACCTTTACGGGTGCCAAGTCAGGGTGAACCAAAATCAGTGTGTCAGCGCTTTGCGTCCAGCAGATCTCTGCCAGCATGGCGCTTGTCACTGCCGAGATCGACAGGTAGTTGTTGCCGCTGGCGTTGATGTTGGTGATCAGCGCGCCGTCTTTAAAAATGTACATGCGCTGATTGGTGAAGCACAACATGTAGCTGTCGTCAACGCTGAACTCAAATGGCACAAGCCGCACGCCCGAGCTGGCCGCGCTTGGCAGCTCTGTGATGTACTTTAGCCCTGGGCGGCGACGCAAGCCACCTTGTGGCTGCACAATGACGTTGGTGGCCTTGGCCAGCGCGTTGGCATACTGCGCCAAGTCAACACGCGCGCGCAACAGCGGGTCAAGCTCACCAGTTGTGAAGTTGCTTTGGATGTCAACAAAGCGCGGCATGTTAACCCCTTACCGCGATCAGCGTGAAGTCTTCAATGATGCGGCTTGGCTGGCCTTGGCCATCGATGTTCATGGCGGTGCGGATGTAACCGCCACGGCCATTCTCGCCAATCGCGCCAACAGCGATCTGCTGCCAGTATTGCGCGCGGTCTGACTGCTCAGTGATCGGCAGCGCCAAGTGCCACGCCATCATGTACTTGAGCAGCTGCACAAAGTATTGAGGCATGGCGAACTCGCCAACGCTGTACTGATAATCAATGTAGATCGTGTCCAAGTTGGTCAGCAACTTGTCGCCCTGAATCTCCCAGTCTTTTTGCACTGGTGAGCCGGGTGTTGCGCTTTGGTACACGGCGCGAGGGTTGCCAAGGCGGTCGCCCGGCAGTTGGAATTCGTAACGCCACACCGAGTTTGGCGTGGTGATCAAGCGAGCGAGCTTGACTTTTTTGACGCTGAAGCTCCAAGGGTACATCACCAGCGTGGAGTCGCGCACATCTGGGTACAAACGGTCGCAAACGCTGGACTCATCGGTGCCGTCGTTGAACGACGAAATAGCTTTCGCACCCAACATCAGAAGGGCATCGGAGCAAATTGAAACGCCAGTATCGCCAGCAGCCATGTGAACCTCTCAATGTAAGAAAGGCCAGCCCCCGAAAACTCAGTGGCTGGCCCGTTCCGTTTGACGCCGATTAATCGGTGTCGGTTGCGCTGACGGTTGTGCCGTCGGCGATGTCAACCACGCCTGCGCCAGACACGGCGTTCACATAAGTGAGCACCAAGCTGGGAGTTGTGGAGTCATACACAAAGATGATGTCGCCGACAGTCAACAAAGCAGCGATGCTGTTGAAGTAGCCAGCGGTGTTCACCGTTGCTTGGGTATCGGCTGTCTTGTACAAGAACAAGCCGGGTGCGTTACCGCGCTTAGATTGACCAATGGCGGTCAGGCCAGACATTGCAAAAGCCATGATTTAGCTCCTTATGCTTCGCGGCAGACAATCGAGACGATGCCTTCTGCGTCGATGGCGATTGCGCCAGCGCTGAAGACTTCGTTAACCAGCCAGCTGGTCTTCTCGGGGATGTAGTTGATTTCGGTGCGCATGCCGATGCCTTCGCCGTAACCGATTGCATCCTTGTGGAATGCAAAGCAGGTGCGGTCGTTGGAACCGTCAATGGCCAAGCCGCCTTCAGAGCGGTCGCCCAACACGTGGAACTGGAAGCCCAAGAACGTGTTGATCTCGCCTTGCACCAAAGCCTTCACGGTGTTGAAGTCGCTGGAAGTCACAGCGGTCTCAGACAACAACGAAGACAAGCCGTTGGCGTGGACGATGATGTGACGACCGTCCATTGGCACGTTGCCCTTGTCGAGCAAGCGCTTGGCTTCACGCAGCTTGGCCACGTTCAGGTTGGAATCAGCTGCGCCGATGTCATTGCTGACAGTCAGCGAAGTGCCGGAACCAGACAAGGCATCCAGAATCATCTGGTCTTGACGACGGCCCATGGCAGTTGCAACCACTTGAACCAGCTCTTGACGCTCGTCGAAGTTGACTTTGGCTTGGCTGAAGATGTCGCTGTATTCAGCGGCGTTCCAGTCAGCGAGAGTCAACGTGACTTGCGAGAAGCCGACGTTCAAAGGAGTCACATCAGTTTGAGGGACTCGGGGAGTGGCAACGCCACGGCCCACTTTGGGGAATTTAACGGTCGAACCTTCGACGCCACGACGTGCGCGAACCGCACCAACCAGCTCAGCTTTGGCCTGGTAGGCTTGTTTCACCTCTGCGTCGAAGAGCGTGACAAAGGCGTTGGAAAGAGAAACGCTCATTTGATTTACCTCATCGGATTGTTGAACAGGGGTTTGTCGCGCCGGTTAGCCTGTCGCCAGGGCCGAATGCTTGCTGATAACGTCAGCCACTCGTCAGCGTCATCACTGCGGTCAGGGCCGGTTGCCCGGTATGCCTTGGCACAAATTGTAGGGCAATTTGTACAAAACGCAAATATGGGCTTGACAAATAAAAAAACCCCAGCGCGAGGCTGGGGTAAGTGGCAACCGCTTTCGCGGGTTCCTCGGAGAAATTATTGGGCGAACTGCTTAAACATGCGCTCAACCTTCTGTCGGTAGGCTGCGTCTGTTTTGTACTTGGGATCGCCGACCATTTGGTAAAGCTCTTCCTTGCTTGGCGCGCCTTCAACCGGCATTGACTCAACAGGGATGCGGCCTTCGTAGGACTCGCGCACCTTCATCAGCGCTCGCATGCCCTTGGCTGTGCCGCCCATGATTTTGAACTCTTCAAAGTCATCAGCGCCCCAGATGCCTTTTTGAACCAGCCCTCTGGCCCAGTTGACCATGCCGTTGACCACAGCGTTGGCATTTGGCCCCAGCGAGTTTAACTCGGCTTTGACGTCAATCTCAGGCTCTGCCACGCTCTCGCCGAGCTTGTTGACCTCTGAGGCCAGCTCGTCAAATGCGGCTTGGCTGATGCCCCACTTCTGAGCCCAGCCGACATACGACTTGGCCAGCGGGTCTTGCTCAATGTCGCCAGCCCATGCAATGGCTTCAGTGTTGTATTTGCCGTCTTCTGGGGCTTTGTGCTTGCCAGAGCTGACGAGCTTGCGCATGTCAGACCAGCTCTTGGCCATCGCCTCCATGTTGGCCTCGCCCTTGTCTTGGTTCCAGAAGTTCTCTGGCAGCCAGTCTGGGCGCTCAATCGGAGTGCCGGGGATCTTGCCCGGCTCGGTTGCGTCAGCGGCTTTGTGGTCGATGTCAGCCGCTTGGGGGTTTGCAGCTGCCGCTGCGTTTGGGTCTTCAACGGTCACGCTGTCCAATAGGCCAGCGCCAGCGCCGGGTTGGTCGTTTGTGTCGCTCATAGTTTCCTTGCTTGGTTGATGCGTGCCTCAATATCCCGAATGACGGTTCTCTGCCCTTCAGCAAAAAACGCATAAGACGGGTCTGTGCCTGGCACTGCGATGGGCACATTCACATACACCGAGCGCATCCAGTCAAGCAGTGCCTGGCCATCCTCGGTGCTAAAAACCCGCAGAGTCAGCCGCGCGAGGTCATCGCGCTTTTGCTCTGCGGCTCTGATGTCGGGGGTCTGCCCCATATTTTCAAGTTCTTCCCAACTCATTGAGCTGTCCCTGCGTCAGCCTCGGCGTTGGCCACAGCCTGCGCCGCAACGCCTTGGGCAGCAATTTGCTGGGCCTGCTGTGCCTTGAGTTCTTCCATCAGCACAGCGCGCTCAGACGCGTCATTGCGCACCGCAGCCGGGACACCCATCTTGTCGCCGATAAAGTCCACCGCAGCGTCAGACTTGATGGCCAAAGCGCCGTCCTGTCCGAACTGGCCAGAAGCCATCAGCTGGGCGTACTGCACGATGGCGTTGACCTCTTCCATGTTTTGCGCCTGCGCCAGCGGGGCCACTGGCGTGACCTTGACTTCAAGGCCGTTGACGCGCAAAGGCAGGTCGATCAGACCCTTGCTGTCCATGACTTCCAAAATCTTGGACACCAGCGGGATCATGGTCTCGTTGATCAGGCGACCAAAGGCTGAACCCAAGTTCTGGGCCAGCTCTTTCATGCGCTCCACAATCTCGGTGGCCGAGCGTGCGCTCATGTTCTCGGGCGGCAGCGACTCGTCCAGCAAAATGCGCTTGACGTTCTGCACCAAGTCGTTAATCACCAGCTGCGTGACGTTGAAATCACCAGAGCGTGGCAGCGCTTGCAGGGCTGGGCCTTGTG